AAGTATGAAGACCGCACAGAGCCGTTCAAGGGCGCAAGCGGGGTAACGCACCCGTTGTTGGCAGAAGCTGCCACCCAGTTCCAAGCACAAGCCTACAACGAGCTTTTACCGCCAGACGGCCCTGTCCGCACGGTGATAATGGGTGCGATAGACAAAGAAAAAGAACAACAGGCCCATCGTGTCAAAGAGTTTATGAACTATTACTTGATGAATGTGATGCAGGAGTACACGCCTGAGTTTGATCAGATGCTGTATTACCTCCCTCTTGCCGGATCGGCGTTTAAGAAAGTGTACTATGACGCCGCGTTGGATCGACCGGTTTCAACGTTTATTCAAGCGACTGATTTGATTGTGCCGTATGAGACGTCTAATTTAGAAACGTGTCCTATTATCACGCATCGGATTGATATGAGCGTAAACGACTTGCGTAAGCAGCAGGTTGCAGGGTTCTATCGAGATGTAGACATTGTACCGAGCAGTGCCGCGCCAGACGAAGTAAGAAAAGAGATGAACAAAATTGAAGGTGTCGAGCCGTCTCAAGGCAACTATGACACCACTATTCTTGAGTTTCACGTGGAACTGGACTTAGACGGCTTTGAGCATAAGGATGAAGAAGGCGAAACGACGGGGATTAAACTGCCGTATATCGTCACTATCTGCGAAGACATGAGCACTATTTTGTCTATACGTCGAAATTATTTGGAAGATTCTAAAGAGTTTTTAAAGATAGAGTATTTTATTCATTACAAGTTTTTGCCTGGATTTGGCTTTTACGGGTTAGGGCTTATTGACACCATTGGCGGATTAGCCACTACGGCGACGGCTTCGTTGAGGCAACTGATAGATGCAGGAACTTTGTCTAATCTTCCCGCAGGGTTTAAGGCGCGTGGCCTAAGAGTAAGGGATGATGCCGATCCGTTGCAGCCTGGTGAGTTTAGGGATGTAGATGCTCCAGGAGGGGCCATCCGAGACAGCTTAATGCCTTTACCTTTCAAAGGTCCTGATACCGTGTTGTTTCAACTGTTAGGGTTTGTGGTTGATGCCGCACAGCGGTTTGCAACGATTACGGATATGAAAGTGGGGGATGGTAATCAGAACGCAGCGGTAGGCACTACAGTTGCTATGCTTGAGCAAGGTGCTCGAGTGATGAGTGCTATTCATAAACGTTTGCATTATGCCATGCGAAAAGAGTTTAAGATCCTTGCTCGAGTGATGCATGAGTTTTTGCCACAGGAATATCCGTATGATGTGGCTGGCGCGACACCTCAGATTATGGCGCAAGACTTTGATGATCGAATTGATGTTGTGCCGGTATCTAACCCTAATATCTTTTCGCAAGCACAGCGCATTGCTTTGGCGCAAAGTCAGCTAGAATTAGCGGCTCAAGCCCCTGATCTACATAATTTGCCAGAAGCGTATCGTCGAATGTATGAAGCATTAGGCGTAAGGGACATAGATAGCATTTTGAATGCCCCAGAACTAGACGCTCCGACGCCTAAAGATCCTGCGCAAGAGAATGTAGATGCTTTAGATGGCATTGATCTCAAAGCTTTTGAAGGGCAGAACCATGAAGCGCACATTGCGGCGCATTTAGTGTTCATGGCTTCTGGTGTGGTGCAAGCATCACCTCCTGTAGCGGTGGCATTGCAGAAGCACATCATGGAACACGTAAAATTGATGGCTCAAGAGCAGGTAATGACGCAATTTATGCAACAAAATCAAGGCCAAGAGCCTACAGAAGAGCAAGTTATAAGCATTGAAGCGCAAATATCGCAGGTTATTGCCGATAAAATTGCTGAAGTGCGTATGATGAGCCAAAATATCATGGGTCAAGGTCAAGCAGAAGGCCCTGATCCTCTTGTTGCGCTTAAAGAGCAAGAATTAGGCATAAAAGAACAAAAAACAATGGCCGATATTGCCAACGATCAAGCTAAGTTTGGATTAGAAGAGCAAAAACTTAGTGAAAGAAGCCGTCAGTTTGATGATAGGCTAGAATCGCAGGAAAAACAGACGGCAGCACGAATAAATGCGTCAAATGAGCGAGAAGACATGAGACTACGTCAAAAAGAAGGAGAAACACCATGAAGAGAACAGTCAGAACGAACGGCTCTACCCCTCCAAATCCGCCCAAAGCGTCGAATAAAGAGGTAATTCAAAGCCAAGGTAGCGTGCCCTTTGGTAATTACAAGGAAGTACCTACGCCAAATACGGCTAAAGGCACGGTAACCACTGGAACGTGTCGAGGCATGGGTGCAATGCTTCGCGGTGGTAAATTTACTATCAACTAGGTGTCCATATGCAAGATAATATTTTGTATGCAGATGGCTTTGACAAAGCTTTAATAGGTACGGAAAAAAGCCACGGCCAACCTACCATTGCTGTTTACGATAAAGACAAGTGTATAAATATACTTGCAGAAGATATGCCTTACGAGGAAGCAGTAGAGTATTTTGAGTTTAATGTTGCGGGGGCATTTGTAGGAGAACAAACCCCTATTTTTGTAGACTTAGAGGAAAAATACTTATGCCTTTAAAAAAAGGTAGTGCTAAAAAAACAGTAAGCGGTAATGTCAAAAAGCTCCGTGGTGAAGGGTATCCGCAGAAGCAAGCGGTAGCCATTGCGTTAAATACTGCGGGAAAAAGTAAAAAAAAGGTGCGCAAAAAAGCATAAGTATATTACTATACGCAATGATATCGGACTTATGGGGTATATTGTGGATATGGACGTAATAAGCTTGGTGCAATTTGTACAAAGTACTATAAAAGACAGACACGCATCTGTTTTAAATCATTTAGAAGCAAGCGGCATTAGCAACATGGAGCAGTATCAACACTGCATGGGGCAATTGTCGGCATTAAGTTACATCAACCAGGAACTCTCGAACCTGCTAGAAAAACAGGAGCAATAAGTATGAAGTCAACAACGGACGCTGTGCCTACAGCCGAAGAACGTGTACAAAACTCTTACGTTACACCCGAAGAGCGTGTGTTAGATCCTAGTAAGATAGACCTTTCCGCAGTAGAACGGATGCCACAACCGGCTGGTTGGCGCATTCTAGTGCTACCTTATCGGGGTAAAGGCAAAACGGAGGGAGGCATTCTTCTTACGGATCAAACAATTTTAGAAGACCAATTACAAACTGTCGTTGGATATGTCGTTAAACAGGGGCCTTTGGCCTATGCTGATACTGAAAAGTTCCCTTCAGGTCCGTGGTGTAAAGAAAAGGATTGGGTTATTTTCCCACGTTATGGCGGTACTCGTTTTAAGATTGAAGGTGGTGAGGTTAGGATCATTAATGATGATGAGATCATAGCCACTATCGAAAATCCTGACGATATACTAAGCCTATAGGGGACTAAAGCCATGTCGAAAAATGAGCATAAAGCAGAAGATGGAAACGTGGATCTTGATTTTGAGGGCTACGAGGAGACTGAAATAGAGCTACCGAGCAAAACGGACGAATCTGACGTTAATGTCCAAGCTGAAGCTGAAGTAGTCGAAGAGAAAGTTGAAGCCAAAAACAACGACGATGAGCACGCAGAGCACAGTGAAAGCGTAAAAAAACGCATTAGTAAACTTACTAAGAAGATGCGTGAAGCAGAGCGGCGAGAACAAGAAGCTGTAAATTATGCACAAAGTGTAAAAGCCGAAGCAGATCAGCTAAAGCAAAGGGTAAATACGCTAGATCATGGCTATTTAAACGAGCATGGCGGTCGAATAAAAGCAGAGCAAATACAAGCGCAAGAAGATTTAAAAAAGGCTATGTTGGAAAACAATCCGGATGCCTTGGTAGAAGCGCAAACCAAAATAGCCCAATTAGCGGTTTCTGCCAATGAGTATGCTAAAGCATCTCGACAGCAGGAAATGAGGACGCAACAAGCGCAAGCGCAAGCTCAAGCGCAGCAGCAGCAAGCTCCGCAACAGTCTCAAGCGGCTCCCGCAACCCCTGCTCCTGATCCAAAAGCAGAAGAGTGGGCTTCGCGTAATGATTGGTTTGGAAAAGACGAAGCCATGACTTTTGCGACATTTGGTATACACAAAAAGATGGTCGAAGAAGAAGGGTTTGACCCCAGAAGCGATGACTATTATGATGAGTTAGATCATAGATTAAAAGAAAACTTCCCCAATAAAACAGGGGCACCAAACGGAAGCAGCAGAAGACCCGTCCAAACTGTTGCTAGTAGCTCCCGCAGTACAACACAAGGACGCAGTAAGAGCACGAAGGTTAGACTCACCTCAAGCCAAGTAGCAGTAGCTAAAAAATTGGGTGTGCCACTAGACGAATA